CCCTCGCCCTCGCCCTCGCCCTCGCCCTCGCCCTCGCCCTCGCCCTCGACCTCGCTTCCGCTTCCGCGACCGAGGACAATGTCCCGGCCACTGAGTGCCGACTGCGGTGACGGCGCTTGACGCCTGACGGCCACTCCCAGTGACCCACTCACCACTGTAAGGCAGTGACTGAGTGACTGATATATGTATTATTGTCATCTGTTCTAAATAAGGCTGTCCTTCATCCTTGCGGCTTGTCTTCTAAATTACTTGTCCGCAAAATCGAATACCCGTCGCCGGAGCTTCGGGGGCTTTCAGTGGCACCCCAAGCCATTATTTGCGCCCCTGAACTGGTGCATCCACCCAAGCTGCTTCGGCTGTTTTCGTCACGTCAAATATTGCGGTGACGCCTTCAAGGCGGACCTTACGCAATGTCGCACTGACCTTTGTGTCGGCGTTCGGCCCGATTTCGCCCAAACCAAACACTCCGCCGACCGATGCAGGCCAATACAGGCACATGCGGGCTTGCTTGAGCTTGATCTGCCCGCGCTTGTTTGGGCAATCTTTTTTGGCATATCCGAAAATCACGCCGCGCTTGTCGGTGCATACGATTACAGGTTTCATAGCTTTCTCCTTCTGGGGTTGTGACCGGAATGGTCCTCTATTCGGTTTCTGTATTTTCTCCGTAATACCCTTGACTTTTCTCCGCGTCAAGAAGTAAGTGGACATAAGTATTGAGCGACGGAGAAAAGTCGTATAACTAAGGGTTTATGATGATCGAGTATCTGACAACGGATAAGCGGGCTGGCAGTTTTGCCGAGCAACAAGCGGCCATTCGCTCTGATGGAACTGCGCCGGTAACCACAATGACCGGCGACGACATGGATCACCCAACGCTTTTTTTTCGTGATAATGAGGATACGCTTGCGCTATCACATGCCCGCGCTTTGGGCGACGTTCGCAAGGCGCGGCGGGTTCTGGTCGCGCTTGCCCGCGCTGGCGTCAAGATCAAGTTGCCGGATTGCCCTGCGATGGACATTCAAACGCCGGAACAGGTCGGCGCGTTTCTGATCGAGGTTGCGCGGCCGTGGGGTGCCGGAACAAAGAGACAGAAGGCGAAGGGGATGGGGCGGCCCCCCAAGCACCGCCAGCCAAGCGCGGCTGAAAAGGGCGCTATCTGCGGGCTGTGGGGCGACCCAAAAAACAAGCGTCCCGCTGTGCGGGCGGTTGCTTCTGGTCTGATGGGGTATCCTGTGAAGGATTGGCAATTGAAACAGTGGTGCGGAGATAACCGCGCCAAGAAAAAATAGGTGCAAGTAAAGTATTCAGAATATTTTTTCTAAAATCCAACCGCGTTCTGTTTTAGTTATAGCCCCTAACTCTTTGACCCTCTCCAGTACGATCCGCTCTTGCAGGTCATCTGTTGTGCGCAGGACAATTCGCTTATCTCCAATCTCTGCTTGCAGTAACCAGTCTTTGATATGCTTTATGATCAGGTTTCTGTTTCTGTACGCTGGACCTCTGCTCATTTGATATCCTCAGAGCATAGTGCTTCAAGACCTGAAGCTATTACCATGAAGAACGGGATGAATAGTTCAGGTGGAATGATTATTTCCTGTTGTGAAAGTCCTTCACTGTCTGCCTGCATGAACAGCATAGCGAACCTCGCTATCTGGGACCTCTCCCATATGGATAGATCAATCTTCTCGTTTAGGTCTGGTGGTTTCATTTCTTGTTCTCCGTAAAAGTTGGGGCTGGTCGCTTAATCAGACGCCAGCCCCTAGTTAGCAAGGGAGAACATCCTCTGCGTAGCATATGCAGTGGTGTTCAGAAAGGGATTTCGTCGTCAATATTCCCTTCATCGAATGTTGTGTTCTTTTGCCCACCTTCTGTTTTCTCTGACACATTCATGGAGAGGTATGGCTTTTCATTCGCCATCTTCTTCCATGCCGCCAGCCTTAGTTCGCGTGTGGTTTCGATAGGCCCGGTATAATCAGGCGCAGATTCATTGCCCTTCTTGTCGTTCTCAAACAAGACGCCAATCTTCTGATACACTTCGATCAGGCTCTTGCCGTTCTTTGTCTGGTCCTTGATGAGGACACACTTGATATCCCGCCCGTCCACGTTGAGCTTGCCTTGCAGGATTAGCTTTTGCGCGGGGAAGGGGGGGAATGCTGCGCCTCTGTTTGTGTCGTCGTAGTCTGCCATGCTTCTGGCTCCTTTGTTTGTTTGTTGGTTGGTTTAGAAGTCCTCTCCTTTTCCGCCACCCCCTTTGCTGTCTGCCGCATATTTGTTGCCGTCCATTTCCCCAAGGAAGACATCGGTGTTGAAGCCGAGATGCGATAGCCCCTTGGTCAGGCCGTCCGTGACTGACATCTTCGGCGCGTCCTCTGCCAGCCTGCCTTTGGCTGCATCGAACAGCTTACGGCAGCCGGGGAATGGCCCGAACAGATTTGCCTGTGAGCCATGCCAGATGCTTACATCCGAGATGACCGCGGCATCGCCGTTGGAAAGCTGGTGAACTTTAGTCTCTGCATGCCAGCCCCAGCCTTCACCGACTGCACCGAATTGCTGTGTTGCCGAGCGCACCTGATACTGCGGGTCTATGGCAGTGAAGGTGCGTGATCCGAAGCTGACTTTCTTGAGATACTTTGGGTCTGACTTCTTGACCCTATCCCATAGGTCCATTTTATTTTCCACGTTTGTTCTCCTTGTTTAGGTGGTGACATATGGTTGACGAGTCGGTATCAAACGCCTCGCCTATAGATGTCATGCTGTAACCGAGGCGGTGCATCTCCTTGAATATGGTTGTCCTTATCATTACGCACTGCTTCGTCCTTTTCTTCCAGATGTCTTCCTCTGGGTGGTCTGTAATTTCTGCTGCCTCCTTGATCAGGGTGGTGGCTGCCTTCCTTGGGCTGGCCATTTTCTTCATCGCTTCGGCAAAGGCCTCGTCGTCTGCCTGCATTGATGCTTCTGTCCAGTTCATTTTGAGAACCTCAATGCGCCGTTCTTGCTGCGCTTGATGGTCAGGATATCAGAGTAAAGTTCCCGCTCGTTGTCTCCGACCATTTCCTTCAGGTCTTTCTTGGCGGCTTCGAAGGCTGCGGCATGGTCCTTGTTATCAAGATAGTCATTGGCGGAATTGATAAACTGGTTATCCTTGCTGACGTCACGCTTAACCATGTCGTCCACTAGAATCTTGTCGGTGCTGAGAGGCATGACGGTTGCGGCCTCTGGTGGCGGGGTATTGTTTTCAACATATTTCCAGAAGTCTGACACCACTGCGAACATGGAATGAAAGTAGTCGTGGTCGGCTGAGACAAAGGCTGACTCCCATTTGTTATTGCCGAAGATCACTGACAGATGCGCGCCCCTGCACCCGAGGTTAGCTACTCCAAGCATGTGAATGTAGAACTGCACCTGCGGCATGTAGTATTCAATCACGCTGTCCATTGAATTGAATGCGTTGGTGTGCTTGGCCTCAATGACTGCGCCGTTCCACGTTCCATCTATCGTTGCCTTGCACGGTATGCTGCCTTGATTGGTGAGCAACTCCAGTTGGCGGTCCTTGACTGAGCAATCGTACTGCTTCTCAAACCATCTAAGGTTAAAGGGCTCAGTCCAAACGCCCATCTGCACTGCGAGATTATCGGAGAGGTCCTCCGGTTCTTCGTAGCCTGTCTTTACTTTCCAGAGCGGAAGCCAGTCTCCTTGCATAATCTTTATGCAATCGCTGCCGCCGATGAATCCTTTGCGTTCCATTGTGTTCTCCTTTTGTTGGTTAGTGTTGGTACTTCGATAGGTCTTCTCTTGTGATAAGGCTGAGGTCTATCAATTCCTCTGCCCCGCTGCCGGTCACATAGAATTCGGAGACCGGTTCTCCTAGCCGTATACGCTTGGCCGCTACGCTCAGGTATGTCGGCGTATGGACCTCCTCTACCTGCCGTGTACGTCCTTCGTAGAGCCTCTCAGCTACTGCTGTGGCTGATTGTTGGAAGATTGCTGGTGCGGGAAGGGATCGTGTCTTTGATTTGGACAGGATGTCTTCCGTAATTTTACTCAGCAGGATGTCCATGTCCTCAGGGTTTATCTTGCTGCGTATCTTCATGTTGATGCTTTTGATTACATCTTCGATTGCCACTCCGGGGCTTACTCCAGTTGGGGGTGTGAAGCGGGTTAGGATTTCTTCCTTGATCCAAGCCCTGATCACTGCAATCCGCTCGTCATAGTTCATGGGTAACTCCCTTCTGCCTGTGGCTCTCCATGATTAATACCCGTGTGCGCTTTTGGTAATCCTCTCCCGACATGAAACGCTTGAACCACTCCACGTTATCCAGTTGGAATGGCTCGCCTGTCATCTGACCGCAGGAAGAGCACTCAAGTGAGAGTGTTCCTACAGGGTAAGCCGCCACCCATGTGTGGGCGCAGTGCATACACACAACATGGTCAACCCTGTGCGGCCGCCAGTCACTCAACTTTGTTACTTTAGATTTCACTGGCCAAGTCTCCCCATGCTGATTTGGTTTCTGACTCGGCGGCGAGGTCATCATCCCATCGCTCTTGGTTGAGCCAGACTGACGGATAGGGAATGAATTGGATCTCGGTTGCCTGTTCTATGCAGTGCGCCTTGAACTCTTGGGCTTTGCTTAGAATAAAAGCGGGTGGTGTGTGCCTTGCTGCTCGGGCGAAGCTCACTCTGGCTGCTCCCTTGCCCCGCTTGCGAGGGTAGACAGCATAGAACTTTTCGAAAAGGTGTTCACCCTGTACGTCAGGTAAGAGAGTAATAGCTATAGTACCTTTCTTCTTAGAGCTATTATCATCTAGCTTAATAACATTCCCTTCGTGTACCTGTGAGGTACAGCTTTCTCGTTTCATGGTATCCTCCGTTAGGCAGATGAAACTGTAAGTTGTGTGCCCCCCTCTTTGAGGGAGACTGCTGCTAATTATCCCTTCGTCTTCGAGCAAGCGCAGTGATTTGATCACAGTGTTCCGTGAGAAACCCGTGTCCTTGCTCAGTTTTAGCTGCGATGGGAAGCAAGTGCCCTCGTCATTTACATAACGGGACAGTGCAATGAGGATACTCTTGGCGTAGCCATTAGTTAATTGCCAAGAGCATACCTCTAATGTGAAGACATCAGCGAACTTCATCGGATGATACGAGATGATAGACCGCATAGGTCGTACTGCCTCGTTCGGCCGGTATCATTTCCGTTATGATTGTCATGCCATCAGCCCTTAGGCTGAAGATTATATCAGCAAGCCGGGTCGCTCTGTAATTCTGGATGGCTTCCCAAGAAGATATCTTCTTGTATTCATTCAGGTGATTTATCACCATCTGTCTCTTGGTCACGGGTGTTCTCCTTATTGACCAGTCGTTCAAACAATTCAGCGGGCATGATGACTATTGTCTGCGGACTTCCCGTCCGTCTCTTGAATACAGCCATGTGCCTTTCTTCAAGGACCTTGAAGGGGCTAGGGAAGTTTGATTTATCCCTGTACTTTACTTCAACTATTAGCTCCATTCCTCTGAGGTTGAGCTTGATGTCGCCGCGATACTTTCCTCCCAAGCTTCCAGAGAGGGGTTGTCTTTCGGCCTCAATGTCGAGGTCCTTAAACCAGTCTTCGATTTTCCTTTCATGGTAGCTTCCCTTCTGCTTATTTCTATTTGCCATGTTTCTGCCTCGTAGCAGTTGAGGCACACTGTCCAATGTCCCTTGGGTTTCTTTAACGGGCACACAAATAGAGGTGTGGTGTCACCGCAGAAGTCACACTTTGCGCTTTCGAACTGCCACGATTTCGTAGTCGAGCGCGTCAAGCCAGCATGTTAGCATGAACCCTGACGGCACACGCTTCCTTGTTTCCCATTTGTGTATCAATGACTGGGTGCATCCGATTCTATGCGCCAATTCTTCCTGACTTAAATGTAGCTCTGATCGTGCGCGGATTAATTCTGATACCAAGTTGTTGTAGTTTCTTGGAATACTCACGCAAGTCTTGTAGTGAGTGAAGGTAGCATATGGCATCGTGTATTTTCCTCGCAGTTTCAAACCGCAAGTCGCCGCTGCCGAGCTTGGTTCTGTAGAATGTTGAAGTCGGGATGCCCGCTTGCTTGAACGCGACAAGCATATCAATGCCGGTCTGATCGCAGAGTTTGGTGAGTGTGTGCAGATAGCTTTCCATCCGCACACACTGCATTAACGCAGTGATTTAGTCAAGCCTACATGCTTGTAAATACTGGGTCTTTCATCGCTGAGGCTACTTGCATCTGCCTGTTACGCCGGGAAGTTGCCGGGTTGGCGAGCTCTTGAGTGTGAGTGGCCCATGCAGTCATCGTATTATACAACGCCCACTTGTTACGCCCAAGTTTTTGCGCCTCGTGGTGGTATAACTCCATCAGTTTCTCAAGTTGAGTGGCGTTGTGCTTGGGCTTACTCGCATAGGTGAAGGTCTTCGCCAGCGTCTTCGTAAAGAAGTATTCCGCGTTGTCGGCCGGAACAATAATGCCCATCCATTCCTTCCACTTGGACTCAAGCCCCATGAAATCCTCGACGGAAGACTTCATCTTCTCAGCATCAGCCTCAATCACAAGGTTCTTTGTGTGCTTCCGGCGTGTGCTCGCAAAGGTGTCGGCCGTAGTGCAGCCATTGGCACACCACCACCTGAACGCTTGCGTGATGTGAGCATATGGCCATGCCCCATCGTAGCTTGAGAAGAACTCAATCCGAAACGATGAGTAGTCACCGACAACAGGTTCGATGTTGATGTCGGGAAAGAGTATCTCCCCTCTCAGCTTGGCTCCGTTCTCGAATACCTCGAACTTTGTCTTGTAGTCCTTCGAGATGTCCGCGTCCCTGATTGCATCCATTGTCTTGTTGATGATGTCGTCATGGCTCACCACCTTGTATCGCTTTGAGTGCACCCCAAGAATTTGATTGGTGTCCGTGCGGGTGACGGCCATTGCATTCGGTGCTTCAATCCCCTCCTCTGTAAAGAGGGGCTGCATTTCAACCGGGAAATCCCAAGCTGTTGTGTTCATTGATTCTAACATTTTGTTCTCCGTTTGGCTTGATTACCGCAGGTCTTGCAGGCGTGCGAGTTTGCTTTGTGCATCCTTGATCTGCTCAACGAATGCGGCAACTTGCATTGATACCATGCCCTCGCATGACTCGCCCACCTTGGAAAGCTGGCTTGCCATGATGTGAAGCTCACGTTGTGCACGGGTTGGCCAGCTATGCAGCCTGTTGTAAAACACTTGGCATGGGTCACCTTCGTCAAGGGATATCTTCACATAGTATCCAGCCATATACTTTTCACCGCTTACAAGATTGTTCTGAAAGTCATCCGTTAAGTCGAACTCAAGACTGACATTGTAGTCGTTGATGTTGATGCCTTCGAAGTTGGCATTGTCGTAACCTAGTTTGTCTTTGAAAACATAAACCGCTGCGTTGCCTGCTGCGATCAGGTCTTCGATTGAGAATGAACGTAGTTTCATTGGTGTTCTCCGTTATATGCCGTGGTCTTCGTGACCACAGTCATTGCATTTTATGTACCCGTGCTTGCCCAGTATCCTTACATTACTTGAGCTGCACACTGCACACACCAGTTGTAGTAGCTTGAGCATTACTCTCCTCTTCTTAGTATGGAATGCTGTCATCTAGCATTGGTGGTTTGTAGTTCGCTTCCCAAACTTGGGTTGCTCGCTTGATGAATCGCTCGGCATCAAAGCTAGGATTGCTTTCCTTGATTGCCATTGCGATGTCGAGGATGTGCGTTGGCCATCCTACTTGGTGTCCGATTACATCGGCTACCAAATCCAAATACGTTTGAGATTTCAATTCATGTTTCTCCTTTTGAATTCTGGTTGGGATAGGGGGCAGCGCCGCGCGACACACACTATATACCCCCCCCTCTCGGTGGCCCGGCGTAGGCTGTGGGGGGGCGCTGATGGTGGGAGACGGTGAGGGGTGTGCTGCCGTCGATGGCTGGCAACCACTTCACTTGGAGCTTGCGACTAAGCACTTGTGAGCGACTAGCGAACTCCTTAATAGCTCGCCGCAGGCGAAAATTTTGCGCGCCTTTTTAGGGGCGGGCAATCTGTTGCGGTCGGCGGGGCAAGCCTTCGCTCGCCCCTGCCTACTTTGTCAAAGATACTTTGCGAGGCGGTCGGCCATTGGCCCTCGTGGTGTCGTTGCTTTCGATGGCGTGGGCGTCCATTCTTTTCCAGTTGCGCGGCGGTATGCTTCGCAATTGGCTTTATGCCAAATGGCAATTGCCTCCTGTTCGCGTTCCATCCGCTCAAGCTTTGCTGTTTCGCGTTCAAGTATAGCACCGGCTCCAGCCATGTTTGCGCTGACTTTATCTTCGGCCATAACGATTGCTGTTTGTTGTTCCATAATCTTTGCCTTAAACCCGTATTCGGGCGCATTGCCTCCAGTCAGCATAAAGTCGCTCGCCTTACAGAGTTGTATTGCGATCCCTACCATCTGGTATTCGGTCGCGGCTGCAAGGTCGATGATGGTTTCAGCGGCTGTCGTCAGGATGTCGCGCACGATTTCCTCGTTTCCGGTCTTGGTCCGGTCACTTGCCGGCGCGGTTGCGTTGGTGGATTCAAGTGCTTTGGTGTCTGTCTTGCTGGTCATGGTATTCTCACTTTCATAAGTTTCAAACGCCCACTTCCTTCCCTTTCCAGCGTTTTT